TTAGTAAGTCAAGAGCATCTGCTCTTGCGTCTCTGTAAGCATCTTGTAATGCTGCATCAACAGCTTTTTGATACTGCCCTTTTCCAGTTCCAGGGTCTTTCTTACCCGTTGACATTACTCCTTTCTGAAAAGTTAGTACAATTTCATGCTGATTTACTACTCTCATGTCTGGCATATCGCCAGATTTAAGATGTTTAGAAAAGAATCGTGTTAAAGCCTTTTTATCTAGTAAGTTACCACCTATTGCAGTATCAACTGCTAACTTTACGTCCTTTGGAGGAAAGTGAGTTGGAGTAAAAGGCCCTGTAGGCCCCATGCCCGCTAAACTAGGTTTCTTTACTCTAGTTTTTTCCCACTTATGATACATTTCTATAACATCAAAAACTTCTCTTTGAATAGGTCTAGTTACTAGAGTTCTTGTAATTCTAAACTCATGTTCTAAATATCTATCAAAGAAGTCTCTACTAGTAGAGTTTACGGACTCTCTCAGCATTTTCTCTACATCTTTTATCACACAACAACTCTATATAAGTCTAGTACTCTTTTGATGTGGTCTGGAAAGTCAGTACTCGTCCTCATTCCTGAAGTGCCTTGGTTTTGCAATGTTGCTCCACCTAGAGTCTGTCTTTGCTTATGCTCATCTTTTACATAGTAAGTAATTAGATCGAATATAGCGAGTTTTAAATCTCTCGGACAGTCTGCGTATCCCGCATTGTAAGTTACCTTTACGGAACCCACACCTTTTGCCCACATTTTGTGATTACCATTATCATCAGTTCTGACTATAGCGTCAGCATCATAATCCACAAAATATTCATAATTTGTTGTTGTCAAAGTTTTGTAGTCACCACTATATGTAGTTCTTTCTTGTACTATATCAACCGCTGTTAACGGACACTCGCTGACAATAATCGTTGAGGTGTAGTTATCGTTGATTGAAAAAGTTTCAACTTTGTTGGTAGAAAAGAAATCAACAAAAGAAGTACCGCAGTACTTTTTAACAAGGTCTGAAACTTGAGGAACAATTAGATTGAGACGGTCGTCTTCTTTCTCGCCTCTAATTCCTTCAGCGTCCTTGTATTCATTTGTCGTTACTAAATCTGCCATAATTATCTCTTAAAAATATTGCGGTGGGGTTTAACCCCCACCACAAAAAGGTTAGCTATTAACTAGCTTTGAACTTATAAGCCCACTTAGAAGTAGCACCATCGATTAGATCGGTGAAACCAATTCTTTGTGAAGCAACCAGAACTCTTCTTTGGTTAGCAACTTCATAGTCTGACTCAATTGTCACACCACGTAGTCTAGGCATTACGTAGTTTCTTGCATATACTGCAATCGCTCCGTATCCACTAGCTGCTTGAGCAGGGAATTCGTCACAGAGTAGAACTCTTGAGCCAAATACCTGACCAATCTCACCAGTGAGTTTAGTAGCCATATCACCAACTAGATTAGCATCTTGGAATTCTGCGTCTTCTAGTAACTGGAAGTAAGCACTTTGTGAAACAATATAAGTTACGTCGTTAGGGTTAACACCGTATTTGCCCATATTCTTTCTTAAAGCAAGCAATTCTGCAGCAGTAACAGTATCTGAAGCTACAGCTGTTGCTGATTGAGTTTCATCACTATCTGCTGATGCCATTTTGATAAGACCATCAAAAGTTCCTGATGTATAAACACCAGTAGAGTGGTTACCTAATAGTAACGCATTCTCAATACCTTTTGCATGTGATCTAACAATTGATTCCCTAATTAAAGGAAGAATCGGCATGATTGCATCTTCTTCAGTCTCATTACCTAAGTATGATTGTGAAATAAGTTTGTGAGTTGATAGAGTTTTCTCTGTCAAATCAACACCACCGAAAGGTGAACCATAGGTGTCGCCTGTCTGAGCCAAGTTACCATGTGGTGAAGAACCACTAGCTACTTGGTTAGTAGTGAATTCAGCGTATCCGCTGTCGGGTAAGATAGGGATAATCATATTAGCGGAATTCATTTGAATTTCTCTAAATAGCGGTGCTAATACTAGCTCGCTTTGAATATCTCTTTCTACGTTTGTAGAAACGATTTGCTCGAAATCAGCAGATGAAACGCCAACACCTGAGTGTGCGTTTACTTTTTCCATTACGCTTTTAGCGTAAGGAGTATCAAAGCCTCTACCTGTTGCTAGACCTAAGATCTTCGCATCTACGATATCGCCTTCGAAAGCTTCTTTCCAGTTTTTGTTGCCTCTATCTTGGAAAATCCTTTTTGATTCGCGCATGGCTTGAATCTCTTCTGATTTTTCGGATAGTTCGGATTGTAGTTCCTTAACAACAGACTCTAGGTCTCCCTGTCTTTCTTCTACTTTCTTAGCAACATCATTGATTAACTTCTCAGCTCCAGAAATACTTGACTTAACAACTACTTTCTGTTTTTCCTGCTCGGCTTCCAATTCAGCTTTTTCAGTAGCTTCTACTTCAGCTTTCGCTGTAGTTTCTGCTTCATCTTTAGCTTTTTGCTCGGCTTGCTTCATTGCAATGCTAGTCGCAGTTTGATCTGCTACTTGCTTTGCGAATGCTTCAAGGTCGAACTCAGGGCTTACTTCAGGATTTTTCTTTTCTTCTGACATTTTAGTCTCCGTTTTGTCGGCTATTGCCTCGCTTGACTGCTCAATCTTTGCACTAGCGTCGATTGAGTGAGTCTCTTTTATAAAAGTCTTTTTGAACTGATCGTACTCTTCCATACTATCAAATGATTTCGCTAGTGAGAAGACTGCGTTTTGGTTACAAGGAACCGAAACAACAGACACTTCAAATAGTTCAGCGTCTTTTATTCTATATCCATCGGTTTCGGATATATAATCCGCGTCCTTGACTTTGAAACCGACAGAAAAAGCTCCAAGAACGCCATCTTTAATAAGATCTTTTATTTCGCCAGCAGATTTGGAAATACGAGCTGTAAGCTCTAATCCATTATCTGTGACCCCTATTTCTTTTGCACGACCGATTGGACGGTCGTAGTTGTGATTAAACAAGATAACTGGATTATTTTTAAAATTATCCAGACCACCTTTAGTCCAAGCACCACCATCAATTGTATCACCAGCTCTATCGACATGGTTCGTACTAGCTGATCCTTTGATATCTAGTCCGCCATCATCATCTTCTGATAACATCTTGAAAGTGTTTGTCCAATGAAAGATTTTTTCTTTAGCCATGGTTAAGCCTCCTTTTTAACCTTTGCCTTTTTAGGCGCAGGTGCTGGAGTTTCCACTACGGCAACTTCAATTGGAAATCTATATTTAGCAGCAGATAATACTCTATTCCATGATCCATACTTTCTTCTTAAAAGATAGTCTCTCACAGGAGCTTTCTCGTCCGCTTTATAATCAGTTAGGCTGATAGTATCTACATTTTTTGCCTGCATATACTCGCTTAAAGCCTTTAGCATCATATTTTTTGTCATAATTATTCTTCCTCTGCGGGTGGGGTTTCTTCCGGTCTACCACCTTGCTCTGGATTCGCGGCTGACCCTGCAATATTTGCAGGAACTCGCGGTTGATCGAATCCGTCAATCGTCTCAAGTCTCAACGCCTCCCTTGCTTCATTCGGTGTTAATATTCCCGTATTTACAAGCGTAGCGTAGTAATTCGCCTGGTCTCTCAATTCAGGCTGAAGTGCTGGTACATCACTAGCATCTTCATTAAGTTTAAAACCGAAGAACCTCTCGAAAGCATACCCTATTTTTCTAATAATAGGAAGTATGGTTTCTAAGTAATAAAGACGGTGATTAGGTCTAATGTTTGCATTATTCCCGCCGTCCAATAAGATCGGTGGTACTCCTAAGGCTTCAAGGATTATCTTTTCATTGTTGGCTATGCCTTCTTGAAAGTCTAAATTCTTAAAGTTTATTTCCGTTAGGTTTTCCACCTCTAACCCGCCATCTAGGAATAGTGGTCTTCGACCTCCTGATGTAGGATTATATCTAGCAACCCAAGCCTGTAACATTCTTTCTTTAATCTTCTCAGAAAGTGTGTTAGGGGATTTAAGTACTAAACCTGGTACTGCTCCGTTTTTGAAGAAGTTATCTTGGAATCTTCTCATACTTCCAAGTAACTGCATGGTTCTCCATGCTGGCTTCAATCTAGGAACTCCTCTATAAATAGAGTTAAAACTGTTTTCTTTAATATGTATAATCTCTTTTGGAGTATACTCTGTTCCGTTATCGTATGTGTACTTAGAAACAAAAGTATTTTCATCTGTTTCAATAGTAACATGCTCTGCTGGTAGATGATAGAGGTGTGCTCCATCAAAATAAATAAATATGTTACCGTCTATTAGTAGATCGGTAATTAAATTTCTTTTAAATGAACTTACATCTTGAAAAGGGTTAGGCTCTTTATTAAGTAATAAATCGAGCTTACTTCTTCTCATGTTCTTAACTATATTGTTAACGCCTTTAATTTGCTCGCCAACATCATAAGGTATATCCGCTGCGTCGTCCACTATCATGTTAACTGCGCGGTTTACTACCTCTAACTGTTCATAAGCGTTTCTATAGTTGCTAGTAACTTCTCGAGAACTAAGAGAACCACCTTCTTCTCCAGCGATATGAGGTTGTGAAGGGTTTAGCTTCTCCCATTCCTCGCTAGGTGAGGTTCTTCCTAATATTCTGTCATACCATGCCATATTTATCTCTCTGTATACCCACCCATCGTTCTTGTTTTTTCGCTGTTACTACTCGTGGGCGTTTGCCGTAGATGGAGTGAAGTTTCATATGATGTTCGTGACATAATGTAACAGCAGCTTCGTAAATCTCTTTGTTGTGTTCGTTAATAAACTGTTCTCTGACACCCATTATATCTGCCGCATCAGTTATTTTAATCTTGTTCTTTCTAAGCCAGATCTCTAGTAGTTCTGTTAGACCGTGAAAATGATGGAAGTCTAGATTCTCTGTTGCGCCACAGATAAAGCATTCCGTTCCTTTGTCGTATTTCGACTTAGCCTTGTCCCTGACATATTTAACTAGATCTCGTTTTAGTTCCATAACTTATTCCATTCATTAAATTATACTATCTTTTGGGTATGTTGTCAAGAAGTATTTTTGTGCGGTGGTAGTTAGAAGCTAGTAACACTTGTCTCAAACGAGTACAACGCATACCGCAATGCATCAGCCATATGTGATGCCATGTTGTGTTTAGGCTTTTCTCGTAGTAAATTAGGATTGGGGTCCCACTGATATTGGTCAAGTGAGATCAGAGTCTCGTGACATTTATGATCGACTATAAGTTTATCATTATCACAGATCGCTGCTACATGTCCAATTCCATCTAGTACAGATTTTTTCGCGTTAATAGTAGTAATGTCATAGTTTTGTGCAAAGTCAAACCTTGTTTGTTGTGCCGCCGAGTCTATGTAAATATAGTCTATATTCCACTTTTGAATTAACTTCTGTATTTCAATTGCGTGTTGTTCTGTAGTTCTTTCAGAATCCATATACTCATCTAGTAAATAATATTTGCCTGCGTCCCAGTCATATGCAATTACACAGAAAGCTGTAGGATCTTTATACCCTACGTCCATTCCTGCAAATATGTCCATGTTACTAACATCGAGTTCTGCCAAGTCTTGTTGACATTTATCTCTTTTAAAGCCCCAGACCTGTCCTTCAAAGACATTAAAGTCTGCCATATACTCTTGATTGAATTCGCTTTCCGACATGGTTTTCCGTGCTTCAGCAATATCTTCATCAGATATACGTGGGTTTTCATGATAGGTAGCCTTAACACTAGCCCATTCTGGAAATTCAGTAGAAAATCCTCTATGCCAAAACTCTGCAAACCAATTGTTTCTACCACGTGGGGTAGAGATGAATATGGCTTTTGAGTTTTCTTTATCTAGTGTAGGTCGTAGTGCGACGTTGAAAGCGTCCCTTCCATCCACAAGTGCGGCTTCGTCGAAGATGATGAGGTCATAGGACCTACCAACGACTGAATCCACTTGATTAACCGACCCCATACGTATCGTAGAATTGTTTGAAAGTTCGATAACTTTATCTTTTGCATTATCTTTAATTACCTCTAACTCAAAATGTTTAATGAGTGTTCTTTGAAGATCGAATGATATCTGCGAGAGTGAGTAGTTAGGCGACATTAACAGAACGTTAGCGCCCGGTACTAAAGTAACTAATTGACCAATTACATTAGCAATGTATGTTTTACCTTGCCTACGTGAAACTGCGGCAGTAACAAAACGATACTTCGGATTGTTAATTGAATTGATAATGGCCATTTGAGTAGAATTAGGTGTAATACCTAACAGCTCCATATAGCCATTTATCGGTAACTTAATAAAGCGATTTTCACTTTGAAACTCCATTAAGTTTGTTGAAAGTATGTCTTTTCTAGAAATCTCTAACATTAGTGTATAACCTCGTTTCCAAAGTAGGAGTCATCTGTATTAGCAATAAGCCCTTCTTCGTCAACAACGTTATAGAGGTACATAAAAGCAAGAGTAATATTTTTCATATCAATCTCTTTTGGCGTTAGTTCCCTTTTTTGTGCTACTAGTTCAAAAGTACTTGCAATTGTTGCTGCATGTACCAAGGATTCTTGTAGCCAGAGAACCCTTCCGTTTACCTCTTTCATGTTTACCTTCTAGTGTTAATTGGTACACCCTTCACCGTTGCGGCTGAGGCGTAAATTCTATCTTCCATATCTTTCGAGATATACTCTGAAGCTCCTGCTTCAAGAGTAAATGCACCTTGTACATTAGTACCTGATGCTCCATTAAGTATCGTAATTGTAGCTTCAGCAGCGCCTAGGTTAACAACTCTTACTTCTGGTGCTAGTTCAAAGTTACTTGATGCTCCAGCAGTTGTTGCCATTGCGGCTTCTGCCCCTATAAATTTTGTCGACATTTATTTTCTCCTAACGCTTTTCGCGTCCTTTCCCTTGTTGTACTCCAAAGCGCGAAGCCTTTGCTTCGCGGCTTTTTTAGTCTTGGATAAACCGGGAGTATTTGTTATTGTCCAGCCTTTTTTCGTTTTACGAAGCATTAGAATGCTTTGCTAATAAAAAATGCAGCTGAGTCTAAAAACTTACCATGTCTGGCTCCGTCTAGAACTTCTATTCCGACTGTCCAGTTCTTCATCTCTCTAGAGACTGTAAGTTGCTGGTAGGTATCATCATTGTCAAACATAGCATGTCTAACTGAAATATCTACGACTTTGATGAAAGGAGCTTTAAGAGTTACCTCTTTATAGTTCTTATCTTTGTCGTCCATATCAGTCCACATAGCTAATTCAAGCCAATTGTTCCCGCCTTTTACGAACCATTCTTCTACGTGGTCAATAGCTTTGTCGTCATATCTATATTGAATGACTCCGCCGTCCATATACCATGTATCATTTAGGTTCCATCTGTAACCGCCATAAAGATCGTATTCCCAGTCCGCTTCTGCCATATCAACTTGTGATACCCATACGCCACCGTACATCCCTTTATAGTCTAGGTCTAAACTTCCTTGGAATGCTTTTCCACCCATAGTCTGGCTTTCGCCTCTAAAGTAGTAGTCACTCCATACTCCGACATTCCCATTAACACCAGCGAATGATGGTAATGCAAGTGTGCAAAGTAAAATTGCAAGTAGTTTATTCATAGTTTTCTCCCTATAATTGTCAAGAGCAAAGCCTCACGATCTGGACCGCGAGGTAGTGCTGTCAACTCTTTAGTTTTAAGAAGGCGATACAACTTTTCACGTTGCTTAAATATGAGTATCGCTGTAGCCTTCTCAATAGCGAATATCATAGGTGGTAAAGATAATTTCTCTTCTAATCTCTTTTGTTCAGCTGTTTGCATAACAGCCTCCTTAAGTTAATCAAGTAGAGGATTTCTATCTTTTGCCTTACCAATGTTGAGTGCAAATCTGTCGATCCACTTATACGCTTTCGCCCATAACTTATCGTCCATCGGTGTGTCAGTCATAGCTACTATGGCTGAGCAAACCGTGATAAGTATAGGGAGAACTTGTATAAGTCCCCATACGATTTTTATCAATTCAAACATTCTCTATCTCCCAGAAGGTTACCCCTTCTCTTTGCCTCTAATTATTAGGGCCTAATCCTGCAGGTCTGACCATTCCGCCAGTTCCATAGACTTCAGCACTAGAAGCGTACAGTTTATGGAATTGTCTCCTTTTCCATAAAATCATACTTTCACCTGGTTGAAGACGGACTGAGCCCATCTCTATAGGTGCATCACCGCTTGTTACATTGTGTACAGTTTGGACATTAACTGATTCGTTTACTAATCGTACATATGTCAATCTGTCGCCACAAGTAATGGCGGTCTCTATCGTGGTGGGCAGTGCAACACACTGTTGTCCCGGTGCAAATGCTAACATAAGCTATTCTCCTTTACCATTTAACTTTGTTCGCCCAATAAGCGGCGGACATTTTACCTTTCGCAATATTTCTGCGATGCCTTGCTTTAAAACTCTTGCGTTTCATTTTCATTCTACGAGATTCGCCAGCTTTAGGTTTACCTGCTGTCTTAGCTCCTTTCTGTCCGAAACGAATTGTTTTGATTCGACTTCCAACTTTAGCCACAACAATGTGTGACTTAGTTTTATGTCCAGGTGTTCTTTTAGGCTTATTGAATCCTTTAACACCTGCTCTTTTAATTCTTGGATCTTTCTTACGACCCTTACGCTTTACGGCCACGTCTTGCTCTCCTTCTACGAACTACAGTCTTGACCATAGTAGGTTTACCACCTACTCCTTGTCTTTTTGAACGTTTGCGTCTTATCGCTGACGTTTTCTGACTCTTGCTCATTCTTGCAGCTTTTGCTGCTGGTACACACTTAGGGTATCCTTTTCGTCCCTTCTTGGCTTTCTTTCTACCGCATTTCTTGTAGCCGCCGCCTTTCTTGGGTCTAGATATATCTACCCAATCTTCTTTAAACCATTTAGTAAGACCACCACTAGCCACGTCTGTACCTACCTCCTGCTTTCTTGTACTCTCGTACTAAGTAAGCATTAGCGTACGCTGAAGGGTAAACTGCAAATTTTCTTTTAGTCTTTGCTTTTACTCTTGCGTATAACTTTTTATTAGTAGGTATGTTACGTTTTTTAGCAGTAGACTTTCTTCTGCGTCGTCTAACAGCCATGATGTTTCATGCCTTTACGCTTTTTCTTTCCTTTCTTCTTCTTAGGACGACCTCTGGTCTTCCCGTACGTTCCTTTACCTGATGGCATATATTACCCCTGTCCCCGAAGGGCTTAGCTTATCGTCTTAAAGAGCCAGGTAATTTACCGTATCCTCTTTTCTTACGTTGAAGCTGTTTCTTTCTAGCAAGTAACAAGTTTTTCCTGATGTCTCTTTTTTCGACAACAGTCTCTTCTGCAGTTACTTCTTTTGTAATTTCTTCTTTATCCATTTGCGAACTCCATCGCTGCTTCCTTTGAAGCAAATTTTGTTTGTACCCCTTCAGGGCTTCTTAAGCAGTGAGACCCACGTTTTAGTGAGTACTCCCAGCCTTCTGGAAAGTCACGTTTCTTGTTAGAAACTGCTTTTGTTTTTGGTGACATCTTAATGTCTTTTTTATCGTACTCGACTTTCATAATTTCTCCTAGTGCATTTGAAGCATAGTATAAATTACACCAGCTCCTCCGACAATTATAGTGCCAGCGGCTCCTATTAGTATTGTTTCAATTCGTGTTATTGTTGATTCAACAGTATCAAACCGCCC